TCAACTGTTGAGGGTTTCTTTTGGAAGCTTTGGAAATAGCCGAAGAGAGAAGTTGTCATTTCTTTGAGATTTCTCCTTATAATACTCACAATAGTCTAATATAGTTTTAAGCAATTTGTTTTTTTGTCCTGGATCATCTAATTTAGGATATAGGTCCAGGACTTTTTCAATTTTAGGAATAATATCTATTTGAGCTTTGTGACGTTGAACTTCCTGGTTTAAATTTAATTTAGCTTTATTAATATTCTCTTTAGTGCTACCTATTCTTGTAACTAAATTATTGGATCTTTCTAAATAAGTATCAACATCATATATTCCACGTTCTAAAAGATCGTGTAGATTATTCTTTTGACTTTCTAGTTCTTCTAGTTCTTTTTCTAGTTTTTCAACAGCTTTTTTATATAAAGCTATAGAAGAAGTAATATCAGATTCTACATCTATTTTTTCTTCATTCAAATTCCATTGAGCTTTATAATGAGCGGACCACTTTTCAAGTCCAGCTAGTAATTCTCTTTCAACAAACTTTACCTTAGAAGACTTATTACCACAAGCATTATAGCACATCATTTGGTTATCTTTATTTTTATAAGGTCTAAGTACCATAGAAGCACCACAAACTTTACAGCGAATAAGACCTGCTAATGGGTTAGTAATTTTATTTTCTAGTTGGTAGGGCACATGGTATCTTCTATTTAAAATCTCTTGAGCTTTTTCAAATAAATCTTCAGAAACAAGAGCAGGGTGCTTTCCATCTGCTATTATCCATTCATTCTTAGGTCTAGTTACTGTATCTTTTACTTTTCCTATTTCTTTAGATTTCTTTATGTCCTTCTTTTTCCATACAACTTTACCAGTATACACAAGGTTCTTGATTACATTTAAAACAGAATAGCTACGCCAGTTTATTCCTGTATATGTTTTGTAGCTAAGTTCATTAAGCTTGTTTGCTATTTTAGCACTACCTAAACCGTTAACATACCATTCAAATATCATTTTAACTACTTCGCTTTGTTCTGGATGTGGTTTTAAGGTTCTATAGTCTTTTCCTTCGTCTATTTCGTACCCATAAGGAGGATTAGGACTTATGTAGTTACCATCTTCAATAGAACGGACTCTACCACGTTGCAAACGTCTATTAATCATCTTTAATTCTTTTCTAGCCATAAAGGCTTCAAACTCGCTGTATTCTTCGTCAAATTCATCATCTAGGTTATATATCTTTCTAGGAGTAATAATCTTAGTACCGGACTTTTTAAAGGTTTCTAGTATAAGACCTTGCTCCTGCATGTTACCTCTACCAAGACGATCTACATCCATAACTAAAACAGCATCATATTTTTTATTTTCAACATCTTTTAATAGTTCTAACATTTCTGGTCTATGCATTAAGCTTTCACCAGAAACAATTTCTTCGTATATCTTTACTATATTAAGATTTTTTTCTTTAGCAAGCTTCAAAAGAGTTTTTCTATGTTTTGTAAGAGTTTCACCTTCGCCCCTGGATTCAGCTTCAATATCGGCCCTAGATTTTCTTAGATATATTACTACTCTTTTCATTAAGTCACCTCCTATATAAAGAATATATTTATAACAGTTAAGAGAAATAATTTATTTATTATCATTATACCAAATATAAAAATAGTATGTAACATTTTGATATAGTACTATAGGATTACATAAAAACCAAAAAAACATACAAATTTCCTATCACTCGACAAGGTATGACAAAATCTACGATATGTTTATGATAGTATAAAAATAATTGTATAAATGACATAATATTTGATTTCAATTTGGAGGGATAAAATTGGCTGTTACTATACCAAAAAGTATCAGCGCACTAAGCGATGCTACACATGGAGAAAAAAGAGTTTTTAAAATTTTAAAAGAATTATTACCTGAAGAATATATTGTATGGTATGAGTTAAGGGTAAATAAAAAATATCCTGATTTTATTATTGTAGGACCAGATATTGGCTTGCTTGTTTTAGAAGTGAAAGACTGGAAGCTAAGCTCAATAACTGGTGCTGATACTAATACTTTTGCACTAAAAGATAAAAATCATACTAATCCATTAAAACAAGCTAGAGGATATATGATTGATATAGTCAATGAATTAAAAACAGATAAAAATTTAGTTGACCAAAGTGGGAAATATAAAGGGAATTTAAAATTCACCTATGGTCATGGAGTTATATTTACAAGAATTAGTAGAAGTTCATTTGAAAGCAGTCCTTTTAATGGAACTATAGATAGTGATTTCATATTATTTCAAGATGATATAAAAGCGATAGAAGATAATAATGACCATAAACTTCTTTTAGATAAAATAAAAAAGATGATACCTTCAAAATTTAAATTTAATCCTTTATCAGAGAATATGCTTGATCGAGTACGAGGTAATATTTTTAAAGAGGTGAAGATATCTACAGATAAAGATGCAATGTTTAAAGTTATGAATTTAAATCAAGAACAATACGCTAAAGGGTTAGGTTATGGACATAGAGTAATTAGAGGAGTAGCTGGAAGTGGTAAAACCGTTGTACTTAGCTGTCGTGCTAGATTTTTAGCTGAAATACATAAAGATTGGAATATACTAGTGCTTTGTTACAATAAAACGTTAGCTTCATATTTAGAAACCAATATAGTAGATGAAAATATAGAAAATGTTGAAGTAAAACATTTTCATGGTTGGATTAATGAGATTTTTAAGAACTTTGGATTAAATTCTGTTTGGGATGACAAAGAAGTACATGACAATCTATCTAAGATTACAGATGAAATGATGAACTCTACTAAAAAGTATGATGCTATTTTGATAGATGAGGGACAAGACTTAGAAAAAGAATGGCTTAAATTTATAGTAAATTCACTAAGAAGTCCAGAACACAGCCATTTACTGTTACTATCTGATGGTGCACAAAATTTATATAATAGGGAATATACATTTAAATCTGTAGGTATTAAAGCTACAGGTAGAACTATAATTATGAGAGAAAATTATCGAAACACAAAACAGATATTAGACTTTGCTCACAGATTTTTAATTGAAGGAATGGAACTAGAAGAAAATAACGAAGAAGATAATAACTTTATTATAAATCCCGATACAAGCTTAAGAGAGGGCAAAGATATAAAATTATTAGAATGTAATGATTTTTATGGTGAAGTAGAAAAAATAGCTTTTGAAATTAAAAACTTATTAAAACAAGATTTTGAATATGGAGATATTTGTATTCTTTATCCCTATACTAGGTATAGAAAAATGAATTACTTAGGACTTATAGAGAAAATATTGATAGAAAATGAAATTCCTTATTTTCCAATTAGCAAGTCTTCCGATACAAAGTCAAGGTTTAAAATGGGTTATAACAATGTCAAAGTATCTACTATTCATAGTGTTAAGGGGTTAGACTTTAAAGTTGTATTTATATGTGGTATTAATAATGGAATGCTTAGATTTTCTAATTACGAAAAATCTAAAAAACTTTTATATGTTGGTATGACAAGAGCTAGAGAAATTCTAGATGTTGCTTACAGCGTTGAAAATGAGATTACTAATGGTCTTTGTAATGTATGTAATGGCAATGATAATGTTAAATATATAGAAAATTATATATGCGAATCAAATGATAAATTTGAAGACAAGTTAAATGAAGAATCTAAACTTAATTCATTATCTATAGATAGTGAAAATAAACCGGTTCAAGGTATATCTAAAATAAAAGTTGTTAATGTTATAAAGTCGTTTCTTAGATTTAAATAATAGTTTATTATGAAAATTGATTGTATTTAATTTATATTAGTTATCTTATTATAATATTTATGAAATGAGGGAGATTAATGCTATCTATAAATAAAGAATCAGAATCTAATTACTTGATTTCTAAAAAATTAACTGATAATATTACCATTAAATCATTAAGGAGACTATTTAGAAGTATTGGTGAGGAAAAAACTTATAATTCAAGTGGATTAGATGTAAATATTTTTATATCTAACGTACTAAATTCAGGGACTTTAAATATAGAAAAATTTAATGAATATCTTTTTGATGAATTGTTCTATGGTCAGCAGAAGAGTACATATATATATAAGATATATAATAGCGAGATGGATTTATTATCTGAGACAGAAATTGTAAATATATTGAAACAAAAATATAATATAGATAAAGTTAATTTTAATGTATTATCTATACATAAATTTGATAATAAGGATAAACCATTAGCTGCTTTTAAATTAGAAAAGAAGGATGGTAAGATAACAAAGATTAGATTTATTTTTGGTGAAAAAATTAAATACTATAGAAAAAAACAAGAATTTGAAGGATATAGCTATATACCAGTTGAAATTAATTTAGAGATGGGATTATTAATCACAAAAGTAAGCCCTAAAACTCAAGTAGATGATGATTATAAACCTGAGCATTTAGCTAATAAGTATTCAAAAAGTGTTATTGAAAATTTCAAATTAGAAATAGAATGTTTTGATGAAGAAGGTAAAGAAATCTTATATAAAATTTCAAATTATTTGTATAATAAATTATATGATAAAATGGTAACTAAAAAACCTGAAGAAATTGATGAAGTGATTAATTACGTTGAAGACAAGCTCAAAACTACTTTAAAAATTGATAAACTTGAAACAAAGCAAAAGTTCAATAATATCTTTAAAATAAATGATAATATTACTAATCTTGTAGAACATATTTTAATATCTGATATAGTTTATTCTCAAAAGATTGATAATGAAAATTTTGGATTAGAAGGGTATGTTACGTATTTGAGATTTAATGATACTAAGAATGTTAATGCTAGGTTAAGAGGTGAAGGTTGTAAAGATACAGTGTTTGATTCTGAAACTTTTATGGGCTTAAGAAGTGCAATAGAAAATACAAAATCATTAAAAGAAATAAATGTATTATGGTTTTGTAACGGAAATAATTTTAGAGTAAAATATGATGCAAGCGATAGCAATTGTTTGCATTTACATTATTATAGTAATTTAAATGAAGGTGATTTTTATTATGGTCTCAAAAAATATAGAGATTTCGAATAAGGAACTCTTACAAATCTTTGAAAAGTGGATTTCTGAAATGCCAGCATATTGGAGAAATAATATAACTCCACACAAATTTGCAACTATGAATGATGTGAGTTTGGAAAGTGCAGAAGAATTATTTTTAGAACTAATAAAGAGTAAAAAACTTAAAGCAAAAATTAATCTTAGATGTCCTTCGTGCAAAGAAGAAAATACAATAGATTTTAATAAAAAAGAAGAAATGCATTTATGCGAAGAATGTGATAATGAATTTTTACCAATTGAGTATATAACTGCTGGTGAAGTTCTATATATTGTTGAACAAAAAAACTTTATTTTTAAGAAAGATAAGCCAAAACGAGTATCTCAAGTAGAAAGATTACTTAAGGAAGAAAGAAAAGAAAATAAGGAGGTAATTTATTTGAGTGATAAAATTAAAGGTGATAAAAAAGAAAAAGTTTTTATTGTGCATGGACATGATAACGAGGTTAAGTATGAAGTTCAACTACTTTTACAGAGAGCGGGTCTAGATGGTATTGTATTAAATGAATGTTGTGATGAGAATAGAACAATAATAGATAAATTAATGCAAGAAAGTGAAGAAGCTTGTTATGCTATATGTCTTGTAACACCGGATGATATAACTGAAGATGGTGAATTTAGAGCAAGACAAAACGTTATTCTTGAAATAGGATACTTTTTAGGAAAATTAGGGAGAAGAAGAGTAAGAATATTGAAAAAAGGAGATATAGAAATACCTAGTGATTTAAAGGGTGTTTTATATGGAAACTATGATGATACAAGTTGGCAAATAAAATTATTAAAAGAGATAAGGGGAGTAGGAATACCTGTAGATTTAGAATCTGTGATTGACAGATTTTGATAGTATTTGATTATAAATATTTTAAAACTAAATTCTAAATTATTAACTAATTTAACTGAAAAAAGATAACTTAAACGTTGTAATGAATTTTAAGTTATCTTTTTATTTATATGAAGAAAGTTTGTTTTAAATTATAGTAAATTCCAAATAATTTCATTAACAGTAGTTATTTTTAGCAATATGCATTAGTTTGTTTCTGTCTATTTCAAGATCTAATTTATGCATTTTTCTATGACAGTTAGGGCACAAAGCAACAGTATTTTCTATAGTATCTGAGCCACCTTTTGAAAGCCACACAATATGATGTGTTTCAAGGTATGGTTCGTTATTTTTATTTAAGAACGGGGCAGGCTTTTCACATAGTTGACAATTACCATTTGCTCGAATTTTAGCATGTTCTGAAACAAAAGGATTACGAGTATAAGTAGTAGTTACAGTAGTGCGAGAACCTACTTTTTTAGTTCCAAATTCTTTAGCTTTAGCAGCAATCGTATCTTTTGATAGTTTCTTTACTTTATTAATTGATGTTTGAAACAATTTTTTTAGTATTGAAACATCAACTGCAGAAGGAATAGAAGTATCTTCTAAACATAAAGGGAATATCCATACATTTCTTAAATCGCCGTTATCATCTGGTTGTTTTTGCTGATAAGGTTCGCCACACAGTTTTACTTTTCCCATATAAATATACTTACCAGGATTAAATACCTCAAACAAAAACAAATTAATAGAATTCGTATCCGATTGAGCTAAGGTTTTATTTTGTCTAAAATCTAACTTTTGATCTCCTAATTTACCCATGCCGGTATAATGTAATACATTGTCTATCCATTTATCATCATATAGACTTTTAGTGTGATCGGATATAATCACCAATGAATTTTTTTTGTTTGATTTTCTCATTCCACCCATATTACCGCATTTAAAAATTTCGTGTAATTCTTGATTATTAATTATATCTCCTTTTTGTAAATCTGGATTAAAGTTCAAAGAAATCACCTCTATAGATTATATTTATAAATGTAATTTTAAAATATTGATTATTAAACGTAGTATAACATAGTACAAAAGGCTATCTTGTAATATTATGTCGATTTTTAAAAAATGATATAAAAAAACCCTAAAAATAGGGCGTATAGTTAATTAGATCAAACATTCTTTATTTATATGCAGATAACTACATATCTGTTCTAAAGTAAATCCATTGAAATCAACAGGGTCAAATTTTATATTTAGTAACTTTAAAGCAAAGTAGTTAGCTTGTTTTTCAAACTTTCCTTTATTAAGTAGCTTTTTATTAAAAGCAGCACTGTAAATTTTAGTATGTAATATTGCATGTCCTAATTCATGGGCCAGTACAAACTTCTCATATTTAAAATCTAAATCATTTCGAATATAAACAACTTCCTGGTTTAAATAATCCCTTTGATAAAAAGATTCATTTCCTTGTAACAAAATATTATGTTTAGGTAATTTTACTATTTGAATGTCTAAGCAATTATAAATCTCGTATATATCTCTAGTATCGTACATATCAATTAAACCTGTGATGTAATCATTTATCCATCTATGTTGTCTCATAATATACCCCCTAATTATTATGAAAATAATAGATTATTTTTTATATTTATAGCTTAATAGTTTAAGTTGTCTAAGTAATTCATTTGCAAATTCAACTACTTCTTCGTCGCTCATTTTTTCTATATCAAAACCACCGAATCCCATAATGACATTTTGCTCTAAAACAAACTTAATGGCTTCTTCTGGTGTAGTAAATTCAATAGGTAGATTTTGTTTAGTTTCAGATCTTCTACTGTCAGTTCTACCAAGAAGGTAGTCTATAGATACATCAAAAAAATCTGCAATAACTTTTAAAGTTTCATAATCTGGCTGTTTTCTTTCAGTTTCATATCCTGCTATAGTAGAGCGGGTTTTATTAATTTTATTTGCTAATTCTTCTTGTGTAAGATTTAGTTCTTTTCTAAGTAATTTTATTCTATCTGAAAAGTTCAAGGTAAACACCTCCAATTAATATAATTCTATATGATAATGTCCCTAAAATAAACATTTTAAGTGTTATGTCCCTAAAATAAACATTTCTTTAAAATACACTTGACAATGTTTCTAAAAGGGACTATAATTTAGATAAATCAACGTTACTATTTGGGACAAAAGCCGAGGTGATTAAATGAGAATAAATTTAAAGAAAGAAAGACAAAAGCTGGGTCTTACACAATCGGAAGTTGCTAAAAAAATAGGAATAGCGCGAACAACTTATACCAATATAGAAAATGGTACTAAAGATCCATCGTTTAGACTTGCTTTAAAGATTAAAGAATTTTTTAACATAAAAGGAGATAAGATTTTTTTAAAAGATAATGTCCCAAATAGAAACTATACAAAACAACTTAGAGCAATAAAATCCGCATCAAAGATTTCTCATTAGTTTAATTCTAGCAAAGATACGAACTTCTTTAAATGGAAACTACACCCATTTAACGTGAAGTAACGTGTGCATTGAGAGAATGAAAGGAGTAATTAATTATGAAGGTAGATATCTGTAAGGGCACTAATAGAAGAAAATGCACTATTTGTAATAAACATACTGGAGACTTTATTGTAATAAAGCGGAAAGAAATTCCTTGCCATTTAACCTGTTATTCAGAATTAAAGAACCGGAAGGAGAATAAAAATGTGTGATTGTTTTAAAAAATTAGCAAAACAAGCTAGGAAACAAGCTGAGCGAGAATATATAGGGAGAGAAATACTTGAAATTGAAGTTGGACAAGGTATTAATCGTCAATTAGAAACAAAAGGATACGTGTCAGTAATGGCTGTAATTAAATCTCCAACTGGTAAAGGCAGATACAAAAGATGTATAGGATATAAGCCAGGATTTAAATCTTTAAATAGCGATTGGAAGTATTGTCCTTTGTGCGGTAAAAAACTATAGCTGAATAATTTAGAATTAATACATATCTTGGTAAATGGTAGAGTGAGTTGGAAAAGACTCTAGAAAACTTCGAAAAGAAAGTAGTTGCTCTAGGGGTAATCTCAAGAACAGAGTACTATAGGCTATAGTTATTAATTCGTTTAAAGGATAACATGTGCTTTGAGATTTGATTGTAAAATAATTGTTTTGGAAAGGAGGGAGAAGATGTTAAGTAAAGAGACAGAAGATATTTTATTAGAACAATTAGAACTATTAGCAAAAGAGAATAAAGATTTAGCATCACCTGAATGTTTTGGAAAGAAATATGAGCCTGAACTTATATCAAAAAATGCTTTAGCTATGGTTGAGATAGCTAAATTACTTAATCATTAGAATCTAAATCAATACCGTTGTAAATTGTATTGAACATTTTTACAGTTTCATTAGAAATAGCGTCATTCCAAAGAACATTTTGTTTTGTATCAGATTGGCTCCATTTTTCAGTATGTTGTAAGTCTTTCATTCGTGCAAGTGTTAATTGTAAAGCAATTTCTTCTTTAGTCACAGTATCACCTCCTTTCATTGGAGGTAAGTTCAGGCTCAAGAAAATTTTACCATAGTTAACAAGAAGAAACAAAAACAAACCAGCTGTGCGACAAAATGCTTCTAAAACAAATCAGCTTAAAGCAAAAAAACGTATCAAATATTTCTCATTAGTTTAATTTTAGCAAAAATAAAGATTGCTTTAAATGGAAACTAGACCCATTTAATAGGGTGTAACATGTGCTTTGAGATTTGATTGTAAAATAACTGTTTTAGGAAGGAGGGGAGAAGCTTGAATAAAAATGAAAAGTTATTATTTAAAAAAGGAGCTATACCGGATTTTGGTGATGAAAAATTGCTATTTAAGAATGGAGAAATAAAACTTAATAATCTTCCAGAAACAGAAAAGTTTATTTACTCTAGGTTAAGCGAAAAGGAAAAAATAGAGTTTTCTAAGGATAAAGCAAAAGAAATGACAGCAAAATTAGCTGCTGATACTTTTATTAAGTATTGCAAAGATTTTGAGTTAACCATAGAAGAAATGAGACTAGCATTACAATATGTAGAATATGAACACCAGTCTCAAGTAAAAAGGATTCTAGAGAATACAACTATTTCTGATTAATTAGATCATAATAATTTGATTCATCTAAAGCATTGTAGAAAAGATAATATGCTTTAAAGTTTTCGAGCATTGAAATACGAATATCGGAATTTTCACTACCCGATTGTTTAGTTTGCTCTTTTAAGGTCTCAATTAAAGCACATTGTAAAGCTAAATCATATTTTAGTTTTTTAATATCCATAAATAACACCCCCTTTTAAGAAAATTTTACCATATTGATACTAGGGGGTACAAAAATAAATCATCTAGGAAGGAGGGGAGAAGATTGAATAAAACTTTGGAGCAGAGAGTTGATGCTATTGAAATTAAAACTCAACAGTATCATAAAAGATTAAATGTTATTTTGGTTTTGCTATTTCTAATAAGTATCAATATTGGCATAGTATCGATTAGATTAAATAAATTCATAAATATTTTACAAGATGTTATTTAAAAGTTTGTTTTAATAAATCAAGCTCTTTAGTTTCAATATCTATTAATTTATTTAAAGAATTTTGTATTTTAAATGATTGAGAAGTATTTTCTTTAGGTAGTTGGGCTTGTGTAAATAGAATTAAATTCATAATAAACGTGATAATTATTATAATTTGTTCCCAAGTAAGCTTATTACTTTGTTGAGATAATTCTAAAGTAGTTTCAGCGGTTTCATGTATATCTTCAGGAAAATCATCAAAATTAAATTCGTTTATAGTATCTAAGAAAATTTGACTAAACCTTATTGAGTTTGTATCTGTTATTGTACTCGAAAGCAGACTTGAATCAACACTTGATAAGTATTCAGTAATTCTATATTGTTCTTGAAATATGTGTTGCATATTTGAATTCATATACTTACTAATACTCTCATAATGCTTCCAGGCAAAATTAAATGATTCAACTATTTGATTCATCTGCGATTGAAAATTCAAAATTGGGTTTGAAATTTCCATTAATCGATTTTGCACATTCATATATTGAGCATTATATAATGCAGCTTTATTTTGAATATTTTCATATGCAGTGAGTGTATTGCTAAAATTATTTTGCATTTTGTTCCAAAATTTAATGTGATCTTTGAAATTCATATTTTACACCTCCTTCTTAATTCGAAAATTCTACAGGAAGTGAGGAAAACCTTTAAAAACTAATCGCAATATTCGACAAAACAAATCAAGTTAGGGAGGGCAGGCGTGAAAGTTTAACAAATGTAAAAAACCTAAGAGATTAATGAGAGGAGAAAACAAGATGAATAAAGAGAAATTAGTACAAGAAGTATCAGATGTATTAAATCAGATGGAAAAAGTTACTTTTCCAGTATGTCATGTGTCGGAAAGTATAATTAAACCTATTCAAAATAAGTTGGATAATGTGAGATTTCTAAAGAAAATCTAGAAACAGAGTTAAACAAATATTTAAAAAGAACACAAGAAGCAATTGAAGAGTATACATTAGGAATTTTAAAAATAATTGAAGAAAATGAACTAACTGAAGATTTTTTACATGAAGAATATAAAATTGCATTTAGTTTAGCAATACAAAAAAAGATATTTAAGGAATAAAAATTTTGAAGTTAAAATGGAAATACCACAAAAACACTTAAGGGGGAATTAAAATGAATATGGAAAAATCAATAAAAGATGTGATAACAACAAAATTAGACGAAGGAATAATTGAAAGATTAGTAGCTGAAAACCTTGAAAAAGGAATTAATAGATCACTAGAAAATCTATTAGGCAGTTACGGTGATATTACTCAAGTTATAGAAGGTAGAATTAAAGAAGTTATGATAAAACAGCTATCTTCTTATGATTATTCAGAGTACATTGTTAAACTAGACTACATATTAACTGAGATACTTCAAAGAACTGCACTAGATAATAAAAAAATACTACACAACTTTAAGGAATTAATGGTTGAACCTGATCTACCAAAAACAATTAAAGTTTCAGATATATTCGAAAAATACAAAGAATATGTAGCTGGAAATGTAGATACAAGTGAGTTAGAAATAGATTTCGATTATGAACCTAGTTACCAATATGTTGATGTAACTATGGAAGTAGAGTATGAAGAAAAAAGAAGATGGAGTTCTTTTGAATATGCGAAAATTGTTTTTGAATGTAAAGAAGATACAAATCTTAATTATGAAATTAAGGTCTCAAAATTTGATAGTTACCCATGGAGTTTAAGTGACAAAATAGATTCATCATTAGACTCGTTAAGATATTTGAACGAATTTAAAATTTACCTTTTAAAATTACATCAAAATGGAACAAGAATAGAAATTGATGAAGACTTTTTAGAAGATGAAGTAGAGCCGGAAGCAGAACCAGAACCTTCATATAATTAAAGAAAATTATAAAAAAATTAAAAGGTGAACATTTTCTACACCTCACAATAGAAAGGGGAGTAACACATGGCAAAAAAGCCTACTAAGGCAGTAAATAACATGTACTGCAAAGCAAGAATGGAAGCTTCTAAGGGGAATCTCGCTTTAGCTAGTAGAGAAGGAGCTTCTGAATATATTGGAATATCTAAAGACTCTTTAGCAGAATATGAGTTAGATCTATGTAAAGTTGTACCTGTAGACAAAGTAGTTATAATGGCAGATGCATATAATGCACCACAGCTATTACACGAGTATTGTAATAAGGACTGTCCTATTGGAAATAGGGTAGCTCAGCCTGTAGATATGGATAATGTAGATAATTTATATAAATTTACAGTAACAGTTTTGAATGATCTAGAATGCAGTGAAGAAATTCGAAGGACCTTAATGAAAATTATGGCAGACGGAGTAATAACAGAAGATGAAAAGCCAGAGCTAAAACAAGTAATAGATTTTCTTAGTAATCTATCAAAGAGAGCAAATGAGCTTAAAGTTCATGCAGAAAAATATTTGAAGTAAGTATAATAGTACAAACTAGTAATTTCATACCTTGTAGTATGGAGGTGGTTATGTGATTGATAAAACAGAACAAGAAAATAAAGATATATTAATTAACCAAGTAAAAGATGGTGACAGGGTAGTATCTGAAACCTATAAGTTTAGGAATGCAATTGTAGAAGTAGTAGCTCCGCCACCAATGGATAAATCTGAAATAGATAAAATTTTAGATAATATGCACGATGTAGCATGGTCAATCATTAAGGATTTAGTTGCGGAAGGGAAGGAGGTTTAATGTGATAAAGCTATTTATTTTTAAAGGAAAAGTTAAGGATCTAGTAAGGACCACAAGAAAATTAGCAGAAATAGAAAAGACCCTACCGGCGGCAACCGAATAAGGTCAACAAACAAAATCAATATAATTATATCAATTTTTAAAATGAAATACAACTTACTTACATTACGTAAATAAGAAAAGGGGATTAAAATGGATAAATGTTACTATGCAATAATACCTGCAAATATACGATACGACAAAACTCTTAATGCAAATGCTAAGCTTTTGTATGGGGAAATAACAGCGCTTGCAAATGAAAAAGGATACTGTTGGGCAAGTAATAAGTATTTTGCTGAATTATATGGAGTGTCTAAAGAAACAATTTCAAGATGGATTAATAGTTTAGAAAAGAAAGGATATGTAAAATTTGAATTAGTTTATCAAGAAGGCACTAAAAATATTATAGAGAGAAGAATATATATTCATGGTGTACCTATTGACAAAAATGAGGGTAGGTATAGACAAAAAGATCAAGAGCCTATTGACGAAAACGTCAAGACCCCTATTGACAAAAACGTCAAAGATAATAATACAGTATTTAATAATACATTTAATATTAAATATAATAGATTTTTTGAAACATACAACAAACAAAATATTATTATCCATAAAACTCTTACTTCCAAAATGAAGCAAGCAATAAATAGATCACTGAAAAAAGATGATGAAGATACAATCATAAAAGCAATAGAAAGATATGGACAAGCTTTCAGAGATAAAAATTATCAATTTTGTAATTATAAAATGACATTAGATAAATTCCTAACTCAAAGCAATGGGTACACTGATTGGTTAGAAGAAGGTCAGAAATGGATTAATTACACTGATTTTAAAAATAAGCCTGTACATACAGATAACGATTCAAGAAAAAGAAGTAGCCCACAATCTAAGATAAAGACAAAGTTTCATTTGGAGAAAAGTAGAGGGGATAAATATTCAGCAGAAGAGCTAGAAGCTTTAATTTTAAACAAGCAGAAGAAGCGACTAGACAAGACAAAGAAGTGATATATCTAGAATTTAAATGTACTAAGGGTAGGTCAATTGAATTTCAAAGATTAAAACTAAAACATAGATTAACTTAGGAGGTATATGAGGATGAAATTAGGAGAGTTACTGGAATTACAAAAGGTTTTGGATTCAGAAATAGCAAAGGAACATGGATTAACAGCAAAAGATTTGCTTGAAGAAAAGATTTTAGCTTTAAGAGTTGAATTAGCTGAATTAGCAAATGAAACAAGATGCTTTAAGTTTTGGAGTTATAAACCAGCTTCAGGAACAGAAAGAATATTGGAAGAATTTTCGGATTGTCTACACTTTATTTTAAGCATAGTTAATGAAGTAGGATTTCCAATAACAAAATATGAGTTTTTTCCATATATTCAAAATACTGATAACATAGTAGAACAGTTTAATGCTTGTTTTCATATACTTGGAGAACTAGAAGATAGTGATTATGAGTATGAAACTATAGAATATTTAATTAATAACTTCTTAGGGTTAGCTGAAATGTTGGATTTAACATCCAGTGATATTGCTAATGCATATTTGGAAAAAAATAAGATTAACCATGAAAGGCTATCTAGTGGTTACTAGGTGGAAATATGAAGCCAGGAACTATAGTAAATATAAGCGATGAAAAAAGTGATTTTCACTACAAGAGTGGTGAAGTAGTAGAAGTTAAAAAGAATAGGGTAGTAGTAATGTTTCTAATAAGAGAAACAGATAGAGTGAAAGGTATTAGCTGTGTTGCAGATACATTTCAAAGAAATCAGATAAAAGAGATAAAAAGCAGAAATAAGTTGCAGTTATTAAGGGGGCTATAGGTAAATGACAAATAAAATAGAATATGAAAAAAGACAAATGCTGCAGAACCAAATGTTGAGTTTTCTAGAAAGTGTTTTGTTAGATGCTCAAAGGCAAGACAAACTAGATCATATAAACATAGAGATTTCAAATCATAACGGAAACTTACAAATGAATTATACGTTGAAAGATAGAAAGAAAGCTTATTAAGGGAGTTGAATAAGCGTGAATAGGCAGATGAAAAGAAATTTAAAGCCTAAAAAAATAAACAGACAAAGTCTTGAATATCGCGAAGGAATTAAAGAAGGCAAAAGACAAGAACGTGGAAACTTTGTACAAGCACTAGATAACACAAAAGGTGTTGGAGATATACTTATAGAGAGAATTCTAGGAGAAGTGGCTAAGTTGTATGGTTGTAAGTGATTTTGATTATGAAAATTGTGCAACATAATTATTAAGATTAAAAATACGATTAATGTTCTTTGAAAACTGAATAATACGGTATTGAAAAATAGAAATTGTTATAATATTATAGAAAATATGGTATAATTTTCTTAATATGTAAGTCATATTAGATGAAAAATGCGTAATAGATAATGAGACTTTATAAAAAAGAAAGGGAGGAATCACGATTAATTTAATTGTGTAAAAAATAATATGAATAAGAAAATAATATTTATAGTAGCTATTATAGCTATATCAGCAATCGCAGGTTTATCCATAATGTTTAGCGAAGAGAAAGCTGTAAGTGAAGAACCTAATTATGATGAACCTGTAATTTCAGAGGTGAGAAGTGGTGAGAAAATAGAAGAAAGCATAAGCGAAAAGTTTTATAGTAAAGGGTACCTTATATCAATGAATGTATTTCTCAGAATAAATCAAATGCCTTTGCTTGATGACAAAGAAGCATTACTGGAACTAAGGGATGAAATTAAAGGTTTTGAGGATAGTATGAGCTCTTTGGATACAGACGCATACACCGAAGAAGCAGAGAAGACGCTAGAAAACCTTTTTAACATTTCATATGCTGCTATAGAAATATACGAAAAGAGACTAGATGGGGATGATACAATTTCAGTTGGAGATTACTTTAGTAAGATAACAGAAGCACAGACTGAATATCTTGCCTTTGCACAATTGTTTGATGATAAGGGTATGAAGCTTACAGCGGAAATGATAAAAGAAGTAACGGAAATAACAGAAAAGTTTACTAACTAATGAGATTGAGAATTCGAATTTATAGGTATAAGGACAGATAAATTTCTTAAACATTGAAGAGATAAAAGTAGTAAATGCTTCATATTATCTTTTTAAAGCGTAATAACTAAAAAATAAAATATTTTACTTTAATACCGTATTATTCAGAAATGAATTTTACGGTATTTTTTATGTCGCATTACAAGAATTAGGTGAAGGAGGATAAATTTAATGGATATTAATACCTATAAACATACGAATGATGAAATAAAAAGACTTTTAAAAATAGATGGTAAAAACTATGAACTGTATGCTGTAAAAAGGATAGAAGAATTAGAAAATCACTTGAAAGAAATAGCAAAATTTGAATCAATGGTAATTGAATCTGATGAAGTTTGGAACTCATTAGATGGTAAACCTAAACTTACATTAGAATTAATTAGTGAATGGAGTAAACTTCAAAGTAAAAGGAAACATCTATTAGGTAGCCATATATAGTAAGTATTAGGTAAAGTATATTTAGAAAACAAAATTTATATTTTAAGTATTTGTTTTAGTAATGATGCTATTAGCATAGAAAGATATTATAGGTTTAAAAAATAAGCAAGTGATTAATACTTAAGTAAAAGGTTTAAGTTGCAATATAAATAATATATGACTCAATATCAAATTTAAATAGGAGGAAAAAATGAATAGAAGTTGTAAGAACTGTAAATGGAAAGGTAGTAAAGAAAATCTTTTAGGTAAAATACTTTGGTGTGGAGCAAAATCAGAAGAAACTACATTAACTGACTATTGTATAAATTTTAGTGAGAAGTCCAAAAAAATTAAATAAGTCCTACTGGATAATCAGCGGACACTACTATCTATAGAAATATAATTTAGTAGTGTTTTTTATTTTAATAAAAGGGGGAATACAAGTGAGCGAATATAGAAAAATAGAGGGTATGTTATATGGATACTATAGAAAAAAAGCAAGAATAGACAAGTTGAATAGTAAATTAATTAGAATACAGAACAGAATCAATAGATTAAGAAGAGATCTTAAAGAGTGCAATATAGAATTAGGTGAAACTCTTAAAGCAATGGACTATTCATCAGATTCAATTAAAACTAATAGTATAACTTCAAATATAGAGATTGAATTAAGTAAAGCAGTAAACAAAATTATTAGAGAAATGGAATTTAATATAAGAGATAAATATAAGACTAAAAATAAAATTGTTAATTTAGAAAAACAAACTGATAGTATTGATATATTACTTAGTAAATTAACAGATGAAGAATTACAACTAATTGAATTGAGGTATGGAGAACAAAGCAATTTTAGAGAAATGGAGAGAATACTACATATGGGAAAAAGTACATTACAAAGAAAAAAAGATAAAATAATTTGTTTTTTAATTAATGAAAATAAATAATGGGACAAATGTGGGACAATGATGGGACAAATTTCAATAAACTATATGTTATTATCATATTGTAAAGAAATTTTATCAACATCCCCTGCAAAGAGCTGATGGTTATTTAACAACTATCAGCTTTTTTATTTTTTTAAAAAAAGAGCTTCATAATTGCTTAAAAAAGCGGTGTTTTATACATGTTCGACCTATTCATCCTATTTAACTAAAAACCTTATAAAGGTTAAGTATAAGCCAATAAAAGGACATAGTATTATGGAGGAATGAAAATGAGTAGAAAAAAGAACTTTAGAGATAAATTAGATGAAATAGAGAAACAGAATCAACAGATATTAGATAAAAAAAGAAAAAGTAGCAAATGTTATAGATGTGTTTGGGGGAAGTGGTTAGAAAATAAATATTATTGTATGTTCCCTAAGTGTCAAAAGTAATTGTCGAAACTTGCGATAAAAAAATGTAGGAATTTAGCCTTCTTTTGTAGAAATAAAATAAAAAAGGAGGAACATTATGAGAAAGTATTTTACTGAATTTGGTCTTAATGTATATACATCTTACAAAACATTAATTCCTGTAAATTATCTAGATTCTGTCAAACATGATGCAGAGTATCATATCTATATGGTGCTATCTGCACCTAAAGCATTTATAGAAAGAGATAGTATAGTAAAAAAAGAGAATGCACTAGATTTAGAATTATTAGAAACTGTGGAAAATGGTGAAATAAAGTATACACTGAGTGATTTTAAGATGGGAATTGGCTTAGATATAGATTATAGGGATACTAAAATAAACATAAAGCGTCCTTTTGATAATATGGATATTATAATAAAAAATAAATTAAATTACCTTGGACAAGAACTGAATACAATTTCTGTTCCTTCAGATGTATTACGAAATACTTACTATTTAAGAAATCATAAGTCACTAGTAATGGATGTATTATATATAGGACAAGGATATGGTAGAAAGACTAAAAGATATGCACAAGATAGATTATCATCACATGAAAAATTACAAAAAATATTGTCCGACTGCCATTCAAAATATCCTGATAAGAATCTGTATATTTTATTGCTTGAAATGACCCCAATATTGAATACTACACATGATGGCATTTCAAAACAATATAAAACTGATATGGATGAAAATAATAAACATTTAGAAGAAGTCATGTCTGAATTACCTATATATGAACAGGTTATAAATATAACTGAAGCAGCTCTTATCAATTTTTTTAAACCCAAGTATAATGAGAAGTTTGTAGAAAATTTTCCTGATCCTAAGCATTCTGGATATAGGCAGTATTATAATTTAGACTATAACTGTATAACTGTAGAATTAGATTTAGAATTTGATAGTTTTCCACACATGATATTACAAACAGATACAAATGCTATTAAATCATCTTTTGATTTTATTAGATATAATCTATTTAATAATGACAATAGAGATAATATGTATGATATATTTAAGAAATAATATTTTAGTATATAAGAGGATCCTATATTTTGGTGTGACGGGCGGTGTGTATATATTAACCCACATCAAAATAGAGGAGTGATATATATGTTAAAACCGCCTATAGTAAGAATGGGAGGAAAATCTAGATTAAGAAAAACTATAATAGAAATGATACCAGAACATAAGTGTTATGTTGAATTATTCTTTGGTGCTGGTTGGGTATACTTTGGCAAAGAGCCAAGTAAAGTAGAAGTTATTAATGATATTGATAAAGAACTAATAAATTTATTTAGAATGATTAAATATCATGCACCAGAGATAGAAAGAATGTTGGAATATGAGTTTACAGGTAGAGATATATTTGAAGAGTATAAAAACTGTACTGTTGAGTATTTAACTGAAATACATAGAGCAGTACGGTTTTTATATTTAATAACACAAAGTTTTGCTGGAAAAGGGTATAACTTTGGTTATGGAACTACATCTAGACCAAAACCACAAATATATTATAAAAATGTGTTAGATGAATTAAAGAATAGACTTAGAAACACATATGTTGAAAATTTAAGCTTTGAAACAATAATTGATAAGTATGATAGAGGTCATACTTTTTTATTTGTAGATCCACCGTACTATGAAACTACAGGTTATGATAATAAATTTGGAAAGAAAGAGCACTTAGTTTTGAGGGATAAACTAATTAATCTTAAAGGGAAATTTTTATTGACTATAAACGATCATGAGGTAATCAGAGATTGGTACAAAGGGTTTAATATTAGAGAAGTTGAAGTGAATTATTCTGTATCTAAACAAAACAAAGCTAGAGGTAAATATAAAGAATTAATAATAACTAACTATTAAATATTAAAATATGCTAAAGTTAATGGGAGGTGAGACCTTGAAATTGAAAAAAGTTACTAGAGAAAATATACAGGAAAATATTGATGAGCTGAACTTTATTGATATGCAGCTAAAGAAAGCTTTGGCAATGAAAGAAAGAGATTTAGTAGCGTATATATGTAAAAAATACATAATAGTTCAAAATGTTTCAAAAGTAGCTAATGATCTTAATGAAGAAGGACATAGGATTAAAGGTAGAAAATTTGTAGGAAAAGATGTAAGTGAAATTATAAATAGTTCTAAAAGTAGCATTATAGCTATAGTTGCTAAAGCAATCTTCCAATATAACAATACACTGCAAAATGGTAAGAAAAGTACTAAAAAATTAATAGATATGTTAAAGTTGAGTGATATAGATGAAAGCTGAACCAATACTAGATCATGACTTAGTTAAAGATATAGGAGAATATCTTAGTAAAAAAAGTTATAGGGATTATTTATTATACTGTCTATGTCTATATACAGGTTTAAGAATACAAGACATTTTAAATTTAAGAGTTAGAGATGTAATAGACGAAAGAGGATATATTAAAAGTTATATAACACTTGAAGAAATGAAAACAACTAAAAGTAAAACCTTAAAGATTAATAGCAAATTAAAGAAAATCTTAAGAGAGTATGTGAAGAATAAACCTGGATATGAAAAGTTATTTTTATCTAGAGAAGGAAATAATGTTGCTATAACTAGACAGCAAGCACATAATATTATAAAAGAAGCAGGGGAAGCATTTGGAATAAGACTTTCGGCACATAGCTTAAGAAAGACATTTGCAAGAAGACTATATGAAGTTTCCAAAGGAGATATAACAGTTCCTATGGAAGCACTTAATCATACTACTCCAGATCAGACAAGAAGATATATAGGCATAACAGAAGCAGTAATAAATAATTATATTCAGGAATTAAACTTCGATTAACGGAAGTTTATTTTTTTTATCAATGTAGTTTGACGTTTTCCACAACTGAAAACTGAGGTGCATATATTTATATATATAAGAAGTAGATAAAATTTAAATGCAGTTTGACAGTTCATAGTTTTGTCAAACTAAAAAAGGAAAAAAATAGAAATGTATACTCGTTGAAATTTATGGGTCCTTCTAGAGCCTATAAAAAACTAGCGGGTACTAACGACCCCAAAAGTTCCCCAGTTATGAATTTTTTTTTATGTCCGTTTCCGTTACCAAGGAGGTGAGGAGTTTGAGTGACAAAAGTCCAAAAGTAGAAGATGTTAGTTCGGTTATTGTTCCACCCAAAATTTTATCCGATACATTAGGTTTAAGCGAAAGACGTATAAGACAATTAGCTGAGGAAGGAATTTTGAAAAAAGCTAAAAGAGAGAGATATAGCTTTGCTGAAAGTGTTAAAAGCTATATTATTTATTTAAAAACTACATCTTCTATTGAAGAAGCAAATTCTTCTAATCTTGATCTGGATGAAGAAAGGGCCAAGCATGAAAGGTTAAAAATTGAAAAGACTCAGCTACAACTTCAAGTAATGAAAGGAGAACTTCATTATTCAGAAGATGTAGAAAGAGTTATGAACGATATGCTAAGTAATTTTAAGTCTAAGATATTAAGTCTGCCATCTAAAACAGCACCTAAGTTGGTAGGTATTAAAGATGCACCAGAAATAGAAGAAATATTGAAAGATGATTGTTATGAAGCTTTAAAAGAGCTTTCAGAATATGATCCTAAAAATTTCTATAGTGATAAATATATAGACTATGAAGAAAACAATGAAGATGAAAGGGAAACTAAAGAAGGTGAGGCTGGTGAGGAGAAAAAAGAAAATACCAATAAAGACACTTAACTTATTTAAAAACATATCTAACATTTTATCTCCACCACCAAAGTTAACAGTATCTGAATGGGCTGATAGATATAGATACTTATCAGCTGAATCTTCAGCAGAACCAGGTAAATGGAATACAGATAGAGCTCCATATCAACGTGAAATAATGGACGCAGTATCAAATAGTTACGTAGAAACTGTTGTAATTAAAAGTTCTGCACAAATTGGCAAGGCTCTTGATATTGAAACTTCTATACCTACTCCAGATGGATGGAAGAAGATGAAAGATATACAAGTTGGAGATAGTCTTTTTGATGAGAGTGGGGAAATATGCAAAGTAACCTTTGCAACTGAAATTATGAATAATAGAAAATGTTATAAAGTTATTTTTTCAGACAACACAACTTTAATAGCTGATAAAGATCATCTTTGGACTGTAGAAGTTTACAAATATGGTAAGTTTGAAAGAGTAGACACTATGACTACATTACAAATGCTTGAAATATATAAAACAGGTAAAAGGAATAACTTAGCTATACCAGTTGCAAATCCTTTGAATTTAAAAGATAAAGATTTACCAATAAATCCTTATGTTCTAGGTACTTGGTTAGGTGATGGAAATTCATATTCTGGACAAATTACTTTACATGAAAAAGACATTGAAATTGTAGAGTATATAAAAGACTATGGATTTGATGTAGTTATAAAAAGAGATAAAAGAAATAATAAAGTTTTATCTGCAAAAATAAATCCTTACAAAAAGAGTGATATATGTATTAGAGGTCATGATATAAATTTACTTGGAAGAACTAAACAAGGATATTGCGCTGAATGTCATAGACAAATATCGCTTAAAAACAAATGGAAAGATGGAAGAACTGTAGACCCTATAATTAATAAACAAAACACTTTTCATAGTAAGTTAAAGGAAACAAATTTAATTGGTAATAAACATATTCCTAAAATATACCTAAGAGCTTCTGTAAATCAAAGACTTGAACTACTTAGAGGACTTATGGACACTGCTGGTTATATAAGCAATGAAGGTAGATGCGAGTTTATTACATCATGCGAAAAATTATCAGAAGGGTTTGGAGAACTATTAAGCTCTTTAGGAATAAAGTATACTTGTAAAATCAAAATGGCTTTAGCTACTAATGGAAATACGGATAAACCTACAAAAACATGGAGATTTTCTTTTTTAGTTTATAATGACACTAAAATTTTCAAATTAAAAAGAAAACTAAATCGTATGGTAAGCAGAGAAGGAAGAAGAACTACTGAAACAGAGAAAAGAAGAGTTGTAAATATAACCGAAGTAGAAAGTAGACCTGTAAAATGTATAACAGTAGATTCGAAAAGCCATTTATATTTAGCAGGAAAACAAATGATACCTACACATAATACTGAGTTAATAAATAATATTATAGGTTACTATATAGATTATGATCCTTGCCCGATGTTGATGGTAATGCCGACAGATGGTTTAGCAAAAACATGGTCTAAGAAAAGATTATCTCCAATGCTAAGAGATACACCTAATTTACAAGGCAGAATAAAATCTGCTAAAACAAGAGATAGTGATAACACTATACTAGAAAAAGGTTTTCCAGGTGGATATATAGCTATGGTAGGAGCTAATTCTCCTGTTGGATTATCTTCAAGGCCAGTACGAATACTTTTAGCAGATGAGGTTGATAGATTTCCAGCTTCGGCAGGTAATGAAGGAGATCCATTAAACTTAGCTGTTAAAAGAACTTCAACATTTAGTAATAGAAAAAAGGTATTTGTATCTACCCCTACTGATAAAAGTATATCAAGAATTGAAAAAGAATTTAATACTACTACTATGGAAAGGTGGAATATACCTTGTCCAGTTTGTGGTAAATATCAAGAGTTAGATTGGGAAAGAATTAAATTTACTCGTATAGACCCACAAGATACAGAAGTAAAAGATGTAACAATGGAATGTAAGTTTTGTAAAGAAAGACTTACAGAGTTTGAGTGGAAAAAAGAACAAAAAAATGGAAAATGGATTGCTGATAAACCAGGAAAACAAAAAAGAGGATTTCATATAAATGCATTAGCATCTCCATGGGAAAGATGGGATTCTATAATAAATCAATTTTTAGAATCTAAAAATGATAAAGATACATTAAAAACTTGGGTGAATACCTTTCTTGGTGAAGCTTGGGAAGACAATGAAGGCGAAACAATGGAGCATGAAGTTTTATTTAAACGTAGAGAAGCTTATAATGCACAAGTACCAGATGATGTATTACTTCTTACAGCTGGAGTTGATGTTCAAGATGATAGAGTTGAAATTGAAGTTGTTGGCTGGGGAGAAGATAATGAATCGTGGGGTATTGAATATAAAAAGATATATGGAAACTTTGAAACAGGTGAAATATGGAGTAGGTTAGATGAATATCTATCTAGTATTTTTTATTATAATGATGGAACACCAATTAACATTGCTTGTACTTGTATTGATACAGGGTATTTAGCAGAAGAAGTTTATAAATTTGTTAAGTCTAGAGAACTTAAGAGAATATTCGGGATTAAAGGTATTGGTGGTTTTGATAAAGCCACAGTTGGAAAACCTAAAAAAACATCTAGAGAAGGTATTAACTTATTCCCTTTAGGAGTAGATTCTTTAAAAGATAAAGTTTATGGAAGGTTAAAAATAGATTTTATGGGTCCTGGATATTGTCATTTTCCTACAGAACAAATTAAAGGGTATGATGAAGATTACTTTAAAAGTTTATGTTCTGAAAAAAGAGTTACAAGAGGAAATAAGTTAGTATGGGTTAAGAAAAGAAAAAGAAATGAAGGGTTAGACTTAAGAAACTATGCTACAGCTGCTTTAGAGATACTAAATCCAAACTATAAAGCTTTAAAAGAAATGAAGAATAGAGCAGGAAACAGAATAGTTCAGCCTGTTAAAAAACGTAAAAAAAGAAGACAAATTTCAAAAGGAATTCAATAATTTAATAAAAAAACCTTTAAATCTTGATAAAGCTCAAGATTTTTTTAATTTTATAAAAAAGTAGGTGAGAAAATGAGTTATATTTCAGAAGAAATAGCTAAACAGCATTTAGAAGCATGGTTAGAGGCAGATATAAAAGTGTCTCAAGGACAAAGTTATTCTTTAGGTTCTAGAACTTTGACAAGAGCTAACTTAAAAGAAATAGCTGAAAGAATTAAATACTGGCAATCAGTACTGTATAAAATACAAGCTAAAAAGAAAGGGAAATCTTCTAGGCGTAGAGCATTTGGAGTTATCCCAAGAGATTTATAAAGTGTTTGAAATAGTAAGGAGGTGAAATATGAAATTAATAGATAAAGCTATAGAATCAATCGCTCCAAGTTCAGCTTTAAAAAGGCAAGTAGCTCGACAAAAGTTAAGTATGATTAAAAATACAGGATATTCTCATCATGGAGCAAATAAAACTAAAAAAAGCATGAGAGGTTGGTTGTTTGGTGGAGGTTCTACGAAAGAGGATATAGACGATAACCTTTCTACACTTGCGCAAAGGTCTAGAGATTTATATATGGGAGCACCAATAGCTACTGGAGCTTTAAAAACAACAAGAACAAATGTTATAGGGTCAGGGTTAAAACTTAAAACTCAAATTGATTATGAAGTTTTAAAAATGAATGAAGAAGAAGCACTAGCATGGGAGAGAAAAACAGAAAGGGAGTTTTCACTTTGGGCAGACTCAATTCATTGTGATGCCGAAAGAATGAATAACTTTTATGAATTACAACAAATTGCTTTTTTATCTTGGTTAATGAGTGGAGAATGTTTTGCAATACTACCATTCATTAAAAGAAATGAAATGCCTTATGATCTTAGAGTAAAGCTTATTGAAGCTGATAGAGTTTGTAATCCAGCTATTAAAGATAAAAACAAAAGAATTATTAATGGAGTAGAAATAGGTAATTATGGAGAGGTTATTGCTTATTATATTGCAGATCATCACCCACTTTCTATGACGTTTCAAAAAAGAAACTGGAAAAGAATAAGAAAATTTGGTACTAAAACAGGCAGACCTAATGTATTACATCTTATGGAAGCTGAAAGACCGGAACAAAGACGAGGGGTTCCTATATTAGCACCAGTAATAGAAAGTTTAAAGCAACTTACTAGATATAGTGAAGCAGAACTAATGGCAGCTGTTGTAAGTGGGCTATTTACTGTTTTCATTGAAAATAAAAATTCTAGTGATCCAGAAGAAAAACCTATAGGTGCTATGTTTTCAGATGAGGATAAAATTTTAGAAGAAGATGAAGAAGAATATAATTATGAGTTAGGAAATGGGGCTATAGTGGAGTTAGCAGAAGGAGACACAGTTAAGGAAGTTAATCCAGGAAGACCTAATGCTGTATTTGATAGTTTTGTAACTGCTATATGTAGACAGATAGGTTCAGCACTTGAAATTCCGTATGAAATACTTACTAAACACTTTACTTCTTCTTATTCAGCAAGTAGAGCAGCACTTTTGGAAGCTTGGAAAATGTTTAAAATGCGAAGAACTTGGATGGCTAATGATTTTTGTCAGCCTATATATGAACAATGGTTAGCTGAAGCTGTAGCTAAGGGAAGAATATCAGCACCTGGATTTTTCAATGATCCTTTAATAAGAAAAGCTTATTGTGGAGCTGAATGGAATGGTCCTACACAAGGACAGATTGATCCACTAAAAGAAGTAAAAGCAGCTAAGGAAAGAGTTATAGAAGGCTTTAGCACAAGAGCAAAAGAAACACAGGAATTAGTAGGAGGTGATTTTGAAAGGAATATGAAGCAGAGAAAAAGAGAAGAAAAGCTTTTACAGGAGGTGAATAAAACAAATGAAAATTAGTATAAGAGGACCGATTATTCCATCTAATCATCAATGGATTTACGATTGGTTAGACATGGAAGCTACAAGTCCTAAAAAAATAAATGATGAACTTGAAAAAGTTAACCATAATGAAGAGCTAGAAGTTGAAATAAATAGCGGTGGTGGTTCTGTATTTGATGCTTCAGAAATTTATACAACACTAAAAGACTATAAAGGTAATGTAACTGTAAAAATACTTGGACTTGCAGCAAGTGCTGCTTCAGTTATAGCTATGGCAGGAGATAAGATATTAATGTCTCCTACTGCCCAAATTATGATACATAATGCATCGGCTGTTAGTGAAGGTGACTATAGAGATATGAACCATATGTCTAGTATGTTAAAAAATACAAATAGAACTATAGCTAATGCTTATAAAAATAAAACTGGAAAAGAGCCAGGTGAATTATTAGAAATGATGGACAATGAAACATGGTTAACTGCAGATCAAGCATTAGAACATGGAATGATTGATGAAATAATGTTTGAAAGTAATGAAGGTCAACTTGTTGCAAGTATAAATAATAATATGTTACCTAAAAAGGTTATTAATAAAATTATTAATGAATTTAAGCCTAAGAAAAGTGTGAGTAATGAAGTTAGCTTAAATAAGAAGGAGGAAAAGACTATGACTTTAGATCAATTTAAAAATGATAATCCAGATTTATATAATGAAATTTTAAATATTGGTAAAACCCAAGGAGTAAACGAAGAAAGAAATAGAATAAAAGATATAGAAAATATAGCTATTCCTGGTTATGAAAACTTAATTAACAAAGCAAAGTTTGAAGAACCTAAAAATGCTGGTCAACTTTCAATGGAAATACTAAAAGAACAGAAGAATCAAAGTAAAGATTTTTTAAACAATATAGAAGAAGATGCTGAAGAACTAGAAGATATTAAAGCATCAGGAGGAGCAGAAGAAACAAATAAAGTTAAAGATACAAGTAATTTAGTTAGTTCTATGTCTAAATTTCTAAAAAACAAAAACAAGGGAGATGAGTAATTATGTATGAGGTTGGAAGGAATTATTTTAAACCAAATGATTCTATGGTATTGAGTCCTACTGTTCAAACACAACTAATAACAGTTAAAACAGGAGAAAACTTAAAAAAAGGTCAAGTAATTAAAATGTCTACCGGAAAAGCTGTTGCTGATGATGGATTAGACATTTCTTTATTTTATGGAATTATTACTACTGATGTAGATGCTACTACAGAAGATAAAGAAGCTTATTGTTATACCTTTGGTACTTTTAGAGAAGGCTCTGTAATTTTTCCAGAAGGAAAATCTTATGTTGACTATAAAGAAGAAATGAGAAATAAAGGTATTATTTTAGAAAAAACACAGGAAGCTGTAAATAATCAGGAGGGATAAAATATGGCAACTATTTATGATAAACAAGTACTTATGGGTGTAGTAAGACAAATGGAATCACCAACAACGTTTTTAAGAGATACATTTTTTACAGGAGTAGCAACTTCTACAAGTGAGTTTATACAGATAGATATGGTCAAAGGAAATAGAAAAGTAGCTCCATTTGTACACCCAGTAAAGGGTGGTAAGGTAATGGAGAATGAAGGTTTTAGAACCGAAACTTATACCCCACCATTAGTTGCACCTGAAAAAATTATTAGAGCATCAGAACTTAATAAAAGATCACCTGGAGAAAATCCTTATGAACAAAAAAGTCCAGATGAAAGGGCAGCACAGAAAGTAGTTGAGAACTTAGAGGAACTTGAAGACTCTAATACAAGAAGAGAAGAGGTAATGTGTAGTCAAGCTATATTTGAAGGAAGAGCTCATATAGTAGGAGAAGGATTAAATGAAGTTATAGATTTTGGATTAACAAATAAAATTGATCTTGCTACAAAATGGAATGTAGCTGAATCTGATAAATTAAAAGATTTAGAGGATGTATATGAGATGGTACAAGAAAATGGTTTTGTTAATCCAGATATTTGTATAATGGGAAAAGGTGTTGCTAATGCGTTTATAAACGATGAAAAAGTTCAGAAAGTTTTAGATGTTAGAAACATTGAACTAGCAAAAATAGAACCTAGAAAATTACCTAATGGAGCAACCTTTATAGGTAGAATTCCTAAGCTAGACTTAGATATTTATACTTACAATGGAAAATATTTAGATGATTGGACAGATCCAGCAAATCCTACTAATAAACCATATGTTCCAGAAAATAAGTTTGCAATGTTACCGAAAAACGCTGAATATACAATGGCTTATGGTGCTGTAGAAGTAGTTGATGAATCTACTAACAATGTTACACTTGCAGAAGGAAAGCGAATTCCTGATTCATATACATTAAGAAAACCAGCTAGAAAAGTAATCAATTTATCGACTAGGCCTTTAGCTATTCCAACTAAAGCTGATAGTTGGGCTGTAGTTACTGCTTTATAAGGAGGTAAAGTATGAAGGATAAAGTAATTGAAGGAAAGATTTTAAAAGATGGCAAATTTTATTCTACTAAAGACATTATAGAGCTTACTGAAAAACAAGCAAAAGAATTTGTTGAAAGTGGGAAACTCCAAAAGGTTGAAGAAAAGAAAGATGGGAAAGATGAATCTAAAAAAAACAAAAAATAATGTATTTAAATAGATTACGTAGAGAGGAAGAAAGGATTTATGCTAGATTTTAAAGGTTCCCTTGCTGATGATTTAAATAATGTATTCTTCAATGAATTTGGAGAACAAGTAGACATTGAAGGTAAAAAAATTACAGTGGTTATAGACACTAATGAATTAAAGGAAATGCAACTTAAAAATGGAGGACAGGGTCTCGCAAATAGCGAGGTCCTTTTTCATGTAAAAAAATCAGACTTAGACTTTACTCCATTTACAGGACAAGACTTAATGTTTAATAATAAGCTTTACTATGTAAATGATGTAAAGGAAGATGAAGGGGTTTATATTATTACATTAGGAGTTGCTAGATAATGAGGTTAACTGTTGATGTTGATAGAAATATGATCGTAGATATTCAAAGACAGCTTGGAGAATACCATAATAAAGCACCTACTGCTATTTCAAGAGCAATGAATAGGGCAGCAACAAATATAAATTCAAATATAAAGAAAGAAGTTAGAAAAGAATATAACATTAAAGCTGGAGATATTAAAGACAATATGGAAAAACCTATAAGATCAACTAAAAATAGATTGAAAGCCGAAGTTCGTTCTATAGGTAGACCTATTGGTTTGGAAAAATTTAAAGTATCTCCTAAAACAGTAAATCCAAAGAGAAAAAGTCCTATAAAAATAGGTGTAAAAAAAGATGGAGTAAAAGCTGTAATGGGTGCATTTGTTGCTGATATAAATGGTAAAAAAGTATTCGAACGAACTTCTAAGTCTAGATTGCCAATTAGAAAGTTATTTGGTCCTTCTGTACCACAAATGATAGGTAATGAAGAAGTTAGGACAGAGATTGAAAGAAAAGGGCAAGAAACATTTCAAAATAGATTAGAACATGAGATAGGCAGAATTTTAGAAAGAGGGAGGAGTTAAAAGTGATCCCTTTAGAATTGCAGGATGAATTGGTAAGTAGAATGCAAGAACAGTTTAAACATCTTAGATTAAAAAACTTACTAAATAAACAAGTACCTATAAATATCTTTTCACAACATTTACCTACTAGAAGTAAAATTGATGAAAGTAACAATTTATATCCTTGTATTATTGTTAGGTTAGCTAATGGAAGTGGATATCAGGGAAATACTGAAAACAGTACTAATGTTCAATTTATTATAGGTGTAATAGATCGTGAAAGTAGCAATCAAGGTTATAGAGATGCTTTAACAGTGGGAAACAAAATAATTGAAAATTTAAAACGTAATCCAGTAATTAATAGTAAGTTTGAGTTAGCAGAAAAAATTAACTGGGCATATCATGATGAAGATTCAGAGCCTTATTATTTTGCAGGAATTGAAACTACATGGAGAACACCTAGTTTTTTAAGAGAGGATGTGGAAGATTTAATATGAGTAAAAAAAAGAAAATAGAATCCCTTATTTACTGTGGGCCTAGCTTTCCAGGACAAGTACAACAATTTTCTGTTTTTAAAGGTGGAATTCCAGAGTATTTAAGTAATCATTTAGAAAAAAGTCCTAGCTTTAAAAGTCTATTTGTTCCAATAAGTGAATTTAGAAAAGTTAAAGAAAGGCTTAATAAAAAAGGAAGTAGAGAGAATCAGCTCTATCAAAATGTTTTAAAGTATCAGAAAGGAAGGGAGGTTTAATATATGTCATATAAACATGGTATAACGATTCAAGAAAATCCAACATCAATAGTTCCACCTGTAATTTCTGATTCTGGTATTCAAGTAGTAATTGGTACTGCTCCAGTGAATTTAGTAGAAAATCCAAGTCAATCAGTGAATAAACCAATTTTAGCTTATTCTTTAAAAGAAGCAGTAGAAAATCTTGGCTATAGTGATGATTGGAAGAATTATACTTTGTGTGAAGCAATGGATGCTAGTTTTAGAAGAATTGGAGTAGCTCCAGTTGTGTTTATAAATGTACTGGATCCTGCAACACACAAAGCAAGTGATACAGCAACTGTAACAGTAGAGAATAGCGAAGCTTTATTGAAAAAGTTTGGTGTGCTCTTAGATACAATTATAGTTAAAGATTCAGGAGGTACAACAACTTATGAAAAAGATACAGATTATTCTATAGCATTTGATGATGATGGTTATATAATAATTTCTATTATTAGCACTGGAACTATAGCAGGTAATGAATTACAAGTTGAATTTGATAAGCTGGACCCATCATTAATAACTAATGAGGATATAATAGGTGGTTATGATCTAGCTACTGGAAAATCTACAGGACTTGAATTAATAAGACAGGTTTATCCTAGACTAGGAATTACTCCTGGATTAATTTTAGCTCCTGGTTACAATCAAATTCCAGAAGTAGCTGCTATTATAGATGCTAAAAGTGAATCAATCAACGGTAGTTTTAATTGTATGAATGTGTTAGACGTTGATAGTTCGACCGTTACTTCGTATCAAGCTGTTTCACAATGGAAAAATGATAATTCTTATGTAAGTAAGAGATCTATTGTGTGTTGGCCAAAGGTAAAAATAGGAGATAAAATCTACTGGATGAGTTCTATTATTGCAGCATTAACTGCTTACACAGATGCTAAAAATGATAATGTTCCTTATGTATCTCCTAGTAATAAAACAGTACCAATTACTGCTACTGTGCTTGCAGATGGTACAGAAGTATATTTAGATCAAATGCAAGGAAATTTATTAAATGGTAATGGTATTGTAACTGCTATTAATGTAAATGGTTGGAGAGTATGGGGAAATAACACTGCTGCATATCCAGAAACAACAGATCCTAAGGACAGATTTATTCCAATTAGAAGGGTATTCGACTGGTGGGGGAATACTTTTATCCTTAATTATTTTCAAAAAGTAGATGATCCAACTAATTATAGGTTAATCGAAAGTGTTGTAGATAGTGAAAATATTAGAGGCAATGGTCTACAAGCTAGAGGCCAGATAGCAGGAGCTAAGATTGAGTTTAGACAAGAAGAAAACCCAATAACAGATATTTTAGATGGTCGTATTCAGTTCATTCAAAAAATAGCAGCTTTTCCACCTGCAAAGCATATTGTTAATGTACTTGAATTTGACCCTACTATACTTGAAAATTCATTATTTGGAGGTGAATAATAATGTCTAATCCTATGCCAGAAAGAGTAGTTAATTATAATGTTTATGATGATACAGATAGACTTATAGGGGTTTCTGCTGAGGTAACTCTACCTAATTTTGAAGCAATGACAGAAACTATAAGTGGAGCTGGAATTGCTGGAGAATATGAATCAGCTATTCCAGGACATTTTAGTTCACAAACTATAGAAATTCCTTTTCGAACATTAATGGATAAATCTTTTTCCTTAATGAAAAACAGAGGTAGACCATTAGTGTTAAGAGCAGCTCAACAAAGTTATGATGTAGCTATGGGAAAATCACAGAAGAGACCTTTAAAAATAACTATTAAATATCAACCTAAAGGCTTAAGCTTAGGCACATTATCTGTCGGTGGAATGACTGAAAGTACTAATACACTTGAGGTTTTATATATAAAGATTGAGGAAAATGGAAGAACTATGCTAGAATACGATAAATTAAATTTCATTTTTATTGTTGATGGTGAAGATCTATTAGGTGATATATCAAGAATGATTTAAGGAGGAAAAATTATGGATGAATTAAAAGTTATATTTAAAAAACCTTATAATTTTGAAGGGCAAGAATATAAAGAGATAGATTTATCTGGAATTGAGAATTTATCTACAAAGGATTTAATTGAAGCAGATAAACAATTTAATTTGTCTGGTCAAATGGCCATGATGAATGAAATGACAACTGGTTATTCTTGTATTATTGCAGCCAAAGCAACAGGAAAGCCAGTTGAATTTTTTGAAAACTTACCAGCAGGAGAAGGGCTAAAGGTTAAAAATAAAGTTATGGGTTTTTTAAACGCATCGGCTTAATTAAATGTGAAGGACAAAAGATTTTGAAAACAATAGACGGACGCTCGCTTAGAAAAGCTTGTGTGTGTCTTTCTTTATCTACTTTTACAAGTATGGAACATTTCGTAAACCTAGATATTTTTGAGTTAGGTGAAGTAGCCGAAGAAGTTAAGGCGGTGATAAATAAGAATGGCAAATAGGAGTAATTTCGAAATAGCCTTTCAGTTAGGTGCACAAATGGATCCGTCTGTAAGAAGAACTTTTAGTAGTGCTACAGAGCAATTAAATGATTTAGGAGACAGTTTTAAAAATACAATCAAAACAGGAATGAAAGTAGCTGCAGGTTTAGGAACAGCTATGATGGGAGCAGGAGCTGCTGTAGGTGGACTTGTAATGAAAGCAAGTAGTGCTGCTGATGAGATAAATAAATTTTCTCAAGTATCTGGAATGAGTACAACTACATTCCAAGAATGGGACCATGTAATGAAAAACTTTGGTTATTCAGCTGAACAAGCAAGTGGAGATTTAGCAGCTTTAGGAGAAAAAGCTATGGATGCAGCTAATGGTGTTGGTGAAGGTGCTGAATTATTTGAAATGTTAGGTGTCAAAGTAACTGATACTAGTGGAAAATTAAAGTCCCAAGAACAAATATTTAATGAAACTATTACAGCTTTACAAGGAATGGAAAATGTTACAGAAAGAAATGCTATAGCTTCAGCTCTATTATCTACTGCTGGTGAAGAATTAGTTCCAGTGCTCAATATGACAGCTAAAGAACTCAAAAATATGAAATCAAGTGCAAATATTATTAGTGAAGATGATCTTAGTAAAGCAGATAAATTTCGAGAGAGATGGAGCAAGGTTAAAAATACATTTAGTGGTATTGTTACTGAAATAGGTATAAAAGCAATGCCAACTGTACAAAAATTTCTTGATTATATACTAGGAAATATGCCTGCTATTCAGGAAAATGTGGAAAGTGCAGGAGAAGTTATGCAAGCAGGTTTTGAAAAGGCTCAGCCTGTTATTGAATGGTTAGGAGAAACAGGAATACCAACAGCAATAGATGTAATTGCTGGAATGACAGGTAAAGCAAAAAACTTTTATAATTTTATAAGTAATAATTGGTCTATAATTAAACCTTTATTACTTGGTATTGGTGGAGCAATATTAATTGTTAAATCAGCTATGCTCACTTTAGCTATAGTACAAACAGTTACTGGGTTCATGACTGCATTTAAAATTGCAACTGTTGCAGCGAAGTTATCGATGTTAGGTCTTAATGGAGCTATGCTTGCTAATCCTACTACTTGGTTAATAGCTGGAGTAATGGCTTTAATTGCAGTAGGTATACTATTATGGAAAAATTGGGATAAGGTCAAAGAGTTTCTAATACAAGCTTGGGAGAATATAAAGATAGTTGTTGGAACGGTAGGAGAAGCTATTAAAGGTAGTTTTGAAAGTGCATATTATTTTGTTATTGGGTTATTTTCGGGTATAGGACAATGGTTTGAAGGTATATTCAATGGGATAATATCAGCTTTTAAAGGTGGAGTAAATGTACTTATTGGTTTTGCAAATAGTGCAATAGATAAGATGAATGGAATATCAGTTAAAATACCAGACTGGGTACCTAAGTTTGGAGGTCAAACTTTTGGATTAAATATACCTAATATTCCAATGCTAGCTCAAGGTGGTATTACAACAGGACCTACACTTGCAATGATTGGTGAAGGAGCTGAACAAGAAGCTGTGTTGCCTTTATCTAAATTAGAAGCATTACTTAATACTGAACCTAGTGAGTTTAATACGATAACCAATAATAAAGCTGATAACCAAAAGGTGCAATATGTGTATAGTCCTACTTACAATATTGAAAAAGGAACTAATAAAAGTGAAATAGAGCAGGTTTCTAGGCAAGGATATGAAGATTTCAAAAGATGGGCTGAAAGATATGAACATGAAAAAAATAGAAAGTCTTTTTAGGTGGTGGTTGAATGGAATATAAAACAATTTTAGGAGATACATTTGATAAGATTGCACTGAAACATTATGGAGATGAAAAAAGAGCAATAGATATTATAGAAGCTAATATAGAATATGCTGATACTATTATCTTTAGTTCTGGAGTAAGTCTTAATATTCCAAAAATTAAAGAAGTAATAGCTTATTCTAATTTACCACCTTGGAAGATAGGTGAAGATTAATGAAAGCAAGACGTGCATCAATAAATATAAATTATCAAGGTGTTAATATAACCGATGAAGTAAACAATGATGTATTAAGCTTTGAATATGTAGATAATGCTTCTAATAATAGCGACAGTATTAGATTAACATTGAAAGATGAAAAACACACTTGGCTTAAAGATTGGTTTCCTGAAAAAGGAGATATAATAACACCTAATATAAATACGACCAACTGGAGAAGGAATAATGATAAACAATCCTTACCATGTGGTCGTTTTTTTGTAGACGAACCGGAATATACAGGAAGGCCTAGTACATTTACTATTAATGCTATTTCTTCTCCTTTAAATAGTAATTTTAAAAGTGTAGATAAAAGCAAAGCATGGAGAAACATAACATTTTCTGCTATAGCAGGTGATATTGCAAATAGAGCAGGATTAGAATTGCAATTTTTAAGCTCTAATGATCCTTTATATGTTACTAAAGAGCAGTCAGAAACTCCAGATTCTTCTTTTTTAACTGAATTATGCGAAGAAGAAGGACTGGCCATGAAAGTAACGGATTCTAAAATAGTTATTTTCGATGAAAAAGATTTTGAAAGTAAGGATTCTATAACAACTTACAGAGAGTTTGATGATGCTGTACTTTCATATAGTTTTAAAACAACACTTACAGATACTAACTATTCTGGTGTTGAAGTTAAATATTATGATGCTAACCTAGGCCAGATAATACAACACTTACATGCTATAGGTGAATTAAGTGAAGATAGTAAAATATATAAAGTTAATAGAAAAGTAAATAGTGCTGATGAAGCTAGAAGACTAGCACAGCAAACTGCCAGGAAGTTAAACAAAAAAGAGACTACAGGTTCATTAACTGTAGTAGGTAACATAGAGCTGCTTGGAGGGGTAACAATTAGTTTAGAAGGTTTTGGAGCTTTTGATGGAAAATATTTTATAGAAAAAGCAACTCATACTGTTGGTAGCGGATATACAACTTCTGTTGAAATAAGAAAGGTACTGGAGGGATATTAATGATTGATACCAAAAAGATTTTAAAACTAGTTAGAAATATTGTTAGAGTTGGTGTTATTAACTCTATAAATCCCCAAGAAGGTACTGTTAAAGTTCTATTTCCAGATAAAGATGACATAGTATCTGATAATTTACCATTGCTTAATCATGAATATAATATGCCTAATATAGGAGATCAAGTTATTTGTCTATTTCTAGGAAATGGACTTGAACAAGGGTTTTGCTTAGGTAGTTTTTATTCAAGTGTATTAAAACCTCCAGCTACCAATGAAAACATTTACAAGAAAAAACTTGATAATGCTACTTTTGTTGAATATGACAAAGAATCTAAAGTATTAAAAGTTAATGTTGAAGAAGTAGAAATTAAAATAAATAAAGGTAAGGTAACTGTTAAAGCAGATGAAATATTACTTGGTGATAATGCAACTGAAGGGATTCCATTAGGAAATCAATTAAAAAATTGGTTAGATAATCATACTCATTCTTATTCATGGAATGATGGATCAGGATCAAGTACAACAAGTGCTCCTTCTTATTCTAGTCCTACACCAAGTGAGGTGGTGAAAGTTAAATGATAGGTTTTTATGGTGATATAGTATTTGAAACAAATGATAAACGTATTTTAACATTTAAAGGTTTTCAAAGGAATGCATCTAGTAGGTGGGTAACACATGATGTTATTGGCCGAAAACCTTCAAGTGAGTTTATTGGCCCTAATCTTGATACTATATCATTTACTATAGATTTAAACGGAAACTTTGGTGTAAAACCACAAGAAGAAATGGATAGATGGCTTGTTAAGTGTAGAGATGGGACAGTAGATACCCTTGTTATAGGTAAAAAACCATTAGGTGTAGATAGATGGAGTGTAAAGTCTGTATCACAGATGTGGAATGTTGTACTTAATAAAGGAGAAATATTTAGTGCAAGTATAGATATTGAACTAGAAGAGTATTTGGAGGTGCTTAGATGAATATAGACTTAAATTCTGTACTTATAGAGAACATAAATTTAGATGCAGAAGGATATGAAGAAATATATCAAAATCTTCAAGTACTTTATACTACTCCAGAAGTAACTGTCCCTTTTGATAGAGGGTTTGGAATTAATTTAGATATATTGGATAATCCTTTACATTTACTTGAAGGTAAATTAATAGTTGAATACACAGAAAAGACTAGAAGGTTTGAACCACGTGCATCTGTTAAAGAGGTTACTTTTGATTATACAAAAGATGGAACAGTTATACCGAAGGTGGTGATAGATATTGACTCTAACGCTTAAAGATTTACCAGAAGTTAGTTTTGCAGAAAAAGATATTAATAAAATACTAAATGATATGATTACTGGTTATGAAAATGCTTATTTTGAGTCAACTGGTGAGAGAAAAAAACTATATCCAGGAGATCCTATTCGTATATTTTTATATTCTCAAGCATTAAGAGAACTACAGCTTAGAGTAATGATTGATGATGCAGCTAAACAGAATTTATTGAAGTATGCTAGAAAAGACTCTCTAAAAAACTTAGGTGCTTTTAGTAGAACTTACATGTTTGAAGCAAAAGCAGCAAAAACAAAAATGAAATTTATTTTAAGTCAAGCACGTCCAACTGATGGAGTTATCCCAGCTGGAACTAGAGTATCACCAGGAAATAAAATTTATTTTGCTACTAATAAAGATAACATTGTTCCTGCAGGTAATAAAGAAGTGATTGTAGATGTAACTTGTTTAGAAAAAGGAGAAATAGGAAATGGTTTTACTCCTGGACAGATTGATACATTAGTTGATCCATTACCTTGGATTTTGAAGGTTGAGAATATAAAAACTAGTGCGGGAGGGTCTGATGAAGAAGATGAAGATAAATATCGAGAACGTATACACTTAGCTCCTGAAGGTTTTTCTGTAGCTGGACCAGGTGGAGCTTATGAATATTTTGCAAGACAGTATAGCTCACTTACAAAGGATGTTAAAATTGACTCACCATCTGCTGGAGTAGTAGATATAAGGATACTACTTCAAAATGGGGAGTTACCAGATTCAACATTTATTAAAGGAATAAATGAATATTTAAGTTCTAAAGAACGACGACCATTAACAGATTATGTACAAGTGTCTGCTCCAGATATAGTTAGTTATAATATTGAATTAACATACTATATATTCAGTGAAGATATTAGTCAAGAATCTTTGATTAAAACCAAAGTAGAAAATGCTATTGCAGAATATGAGGTATGGCAAAAATCTAAAATTGGAAGAGATATAAATCCATCTGAATTAATAACAAAAATACGATTAGCTGGAGCAAAACGAGTAAGTGTAGTTTCTCCAACTTATAATACTGTAGGAGATAATGAAATAGCAATAGTTAATTCAAAGTCAATAACTTACGGAGGATTAGAAGATGAGTAGAACCATTAATAATTTTAATCTAATAAATCTTCTGCCGGAGAATCTTCGTAATGATCCAGATATTAAAGCAGCAGCTACATCTATAGATTTAGGTTTTTTGACCTTAGCAGATGAAGCTAAAAATATAATTATAATACCTAATGTTGATAAAGTAAGCGAAGATGTATTAGATCATTTAGCTTACTATTTTCATGTTGACTTTTACGATATTACACTTGATATAGATACAAAAAGAAAGTTAGTAAAGGATTCTGTTTATATTCATCAAATAAAAGGAACACCTTTAGCTGTAGAAACACTTATACAAACATTATTTGGTGAAGGAGAAGTATCTGAATGGTTTGATTATGGAGGTTCTCCTTATAGTTTTAGAGTTATGACTAATAATGAATTAGCAACTACTGATAGAGCAGAAGAATTTATTAGAGCTTTAGATACTGTAAAAAACCTTCGTTCTGTATTAGATAGGGTTATTTTACTACAAAGTGAGAAGTTAAATCTTTATTGGGGTGGATTTGTTCATATAGGAAGCAAGGAAAAGTATAGTATGGGTAGGTGATGATATTAAATGAGTACTTTTGGAGGATTAGTATTAACTAATAAAGGTAAAAACTTACAAAGTAAGGCTCAAGCAGGAGTTCAACTTAATTATACAAGAATAGGAATTGGTGATGGAGATTTAGGGTCTACTTCGATTTTAGATTTAAATACATTGAAAAATGAAATAATGTCACTTGGGATATCTAAATTAAAAGTTTTAACGGATGGAAGAGCAGTAGTTGGTACAGTTATATGTAATCAAGATATGACAGAAGGATTTTATTTTAGAGAGATAGGTTTATATGCTAATGATCCTGATTTAGGTGAAATATTATATTGTTATGGAAATGCTGGAGATCTTGCTGAATATATTTCTGCAGGTGGAGGTACTGATGTAATAGAGAAAAGTATAGATATACAAACTGTTATAGGAAATGCTGAAAATGTTACAGCTGTAATTGATGAGTCTTTAGTATATGCTACAAAAGAAGACTTAGAAAATATAGAAGTTCCGGTGACTTCTGTTAATAGCAAAACTGGAGCTGTTCAGTTATCTGCAAGTGACGTAGGAGCAGAAACACCTACTGGTGCACAGGAAAAAGCTAACACAGCTGAATCTAATGCTAAAGATTATGCAGATCAAGAAGTTTTAGGGCTTGCTGGTGAAGGAAACACAAAAACAGTTAAAGAATTAGATGATACTAAAGTAGATGAAGTAGCAGGAAAAGGTCTTAGTACAGAAGATTATACAACTGCAGAGAAGGATAAGTTAGCTGGAATTGAATCTAATGCACAAAGAAATACGGTAACAAGTGTGAATGGTAAAACAGGTGCTGTGAGTTTGAATCCTAGTGATGTTGGAGCAGTACCAACAGGAAGGACTATATCAGCAGGAACTGGATTGACAGGAGGGGGATCATTAGCTTCTAATAGGATTATCAGTGTTATTTTTGGTACAGGAAGTAATGAAGTTGCAAGAGGTAATCATGTACATAATGAATATCCGACAATTGCTACAGGAACATTTACGGGTAATGGTACATCCTCAAGGCAAATAAATCATGGAATGGGAAAGGTACCTGATTTTGTTTTAATACTACATATGACTCATGCAGATCAGTATCATTCGGGTTGGTTGAGATATGATCCTAATGTGGGTAAAACTCTAGGAACAGCAGGTCAAGGCGGAGATGAATTTACTGATGCATGGGATACTACTAAGTTTTATACGATAGATGATGATTATAGAACAAAACTTAATACTGATGGTGGTTTATATAAATGGTTTGCATTTTATTTTTAGATATTAGTTTTAGCTTTTGAAAGGAGAGAAAATAATAAAATGATTATAGATGTTAAAAGTAAGGGTTTTGAGCAAAACCCTCTATTTCCTAATGTAAACTGGTATGGTGATGATAGAGTAGTTGTTGATGAAACCAAAGAAGAAAATCAAGAATTAATACAAAAAATTAAGGTTCATGCACCATATATCGATTTAGTAATAGAAAATGGACAAATAATAGATGTTATTCCTGTAGAGAGGCCTGAAAAAATAGTAACAGAAGTAGTAGACGAAGAAAAAGCATTTCTTGCCGAAGGAGTAATACAACTATCTAATGAGTTAGAAACTCTTAAACAAGAAATTAAAACATTAAAAGGAGGAAATTAGTATGTTATATGAATGGAAAATAAAATCTTATTCTTATTTAGTTAAAATAGGAAGATATGAACTAGAACCAACAGATGGAAATACAAAATATGTAGTAGAAGAAAAATATAGAACAGCAGTAGCCTTATATTTAGCAACAGGCGAAGTTTCAGCATAGAAACTTATAATATAGAATAACTAATTCACCACCTAGAAGGGTGTGTTTTTTATGCCCTTCTTTTCCTTGTTATGGTAAAATGGATTAGAGTGATAAAATGAAAAAATATACTTTGAAAGCAGTGAGGATAATGAAATTTTTAGATTGTACTGAAGATGAATCAAAATTTTTTGTAGAAAAATTTAAGCTTACACTAGATTGGAACATAGCAATTAATCCAAAAAAGATAGAAGTTAAAGGAGAAGTTATTGGTTGAATAGACTGCTCGCTTGAAGAAATGTATGGAAAAAATACTATAGAAATTAATAATTTTGAAGTCTTTAAAAAAGGAAAGGGCGCCGGTAGTAAAATTATCAAAAAATTTCTTAAAGATTGCGTAGGGTACCAAGTCTATTTATATCCGTATAATCAAAATAGTAGATTGTTTTGGGAAAAACATGGGTTTATAGCTGTTGATGATGGAACAGGAACAATAATATTTAAATGTGAAAATTATTAA